CATGCTGCCTATTGAATACCGGCAACTCACGCAACTTGACCCCGTGGTGGAACTCGCCGCGCAGAAGGGCAAAGCTGATGGCGAGATCGAACTGTCCAAGGTCATGCACGCTGCCGCGCTAGAAGGCGACGCCAAGGCGGCGTTAGAAATCCTCAAACATCAACACGGCTGGGTGGCCAAGCAGGCTATATCTGTCGAAGTAGATCAGCGCATCTCCATCACTGGCGCACTGGCCGAGGCAACAAAGCGTGCCCTCACAGTCGAAGACGCAAACATCATAGAAGCCCAAGTCCATGCAATCGACCATATACAGCGCTGAAGACGAACAGGAACTCATGGCGCGGCTATGGGCGCCAGCGATCAAGGACAACCCGCTGGCGTTTGTGATGTTCGCGTTTCCTTGGGGTCAGCCTGGCACGCCGCTAGAGCATTTCAAAGGCCCACGCAAATGGCAGCGTGAAGTTTTACAAGAGATTGCCGAACACATCAAAGCCAACAAAGGCAACATCGACTTTAACACCTTAAGAAGCGCGGTCAGTTCTGGCCGTGGTATTGGTAAAAGCGCTTTAGTGTCATGGATCACGATTTGGATGCTCACAACGCGCATCGGCTCCACGACCATCATCTCGGCCAACAGTGAGTCTCAGCTTCGCTCAGTCACATGGGCCGAGATTACCAAGTGGCTGGCTACAGCAATCAACAGCCATTGGTTTGAAGTGTCCGCTACGCGGGTGATGCCAGCCAAGTGGCTCACCGAACTGGTTGAGCGTGATCTCAAGAAAGGCACGCGCTACTGGGGCGTCGAGGGGCGGCTGTGGTCAGCGGAGAATCCGGACGCCTACGCCGGTGTCCACAACTTCGACGGGGTGCTGGTGGTGTTCGACGAGGCAAGCGGTATTGACGACAGCATCTGGGCGGTGACGTCTGGCTTCTTCACAGAAAACACGCCCAACCGTTTCTGGATGGCCTTCAGCAATCCGCGCCGCAACACGGGGTACTTTTACGAGTGTTTCAACAGCAAACGTGAGTTCTGGACTACAAAAGTAGTTGACGCCCGCACGGTCGAGGGCACAGACAAACAAGTCTATCAGCAGATCATCGACGAATATGGCCCAGAATCTAGCCAAGCGCACGTCGAGGTTTACGGTCAGTTTCCGTCTGAGGGCGACGATCAGTTCATATCGGTCAGTTTAGTAGACGACGCGATGAAACGGCCCAAATATCAAGACCAAAGCGCACCGATTGTGATCGGCGTAGACCCAGCGCGCTTTGGTGCGGATGCAACAGTTATAGCCGTGCGGCAAGGGCGCGACATTATCTCTATCCAGCGCCATCGGGGCGACGACACCATGACGGTGGTTGGTCATGTGATCGAGGCGATTGAGGAATACAAGCCAACTTTGGTCGTGATTGACGAAGGCGGCCTGGGGGCTGGCATTGTTGACCGTTTGAAGGAGCAACGCTACAAAGTCAAAGGTGTCAACTTTGGCAATAAATCGACGAATCCGGTCATGTATGGCAACAAAAGGGCCGAAATGTGGGGCAAAATGAAGGATTGGCTAAAAACTGCTTCAATCCCGCTTGACAGGTTTCTTAAAACTGATTTAATTTCGCCTATGATGAAGCCCGACTCCAAGGGTACTATTTTCTTGGAGTCAAAAAAGGACATGAAGGCGCGCGGTTTGGCGTCACCAGACGCGGCTGACGCGATCTGCGTGACTTTTGCCTTTGCCGTGGCCCACCGTGAGGCGCGTGAATCCACGCAGCGCCGCACGTACAGTGATCGAAGCGTGGCAACTACATCTTGGATGGGGTCGTGATGGCTAAAAAGTCAGTATCTTTAAGTGTCGGACGTGGCGAAAAACTGCCCACCAGCAAAGGTGCTGGTTTGACTGAAAAAGGCCGCGCTAAGTACAACGCCGCGACGGGTTCTAACTTAAAGGCGCCAGCGCCTAACCCCAAGACCAAAGCAGACCAAGGTCGCAAGGACTCATTTTGTGCAAGGATGGGCGCAGTAGCGGCCAACGCCAAGGATGGCGAACGCGCTAAAGCAGCTCTTAAACGATGGAAGTGTTAACATGAAAAAGCCCGGACTTTATGCAAATATCGCAGCCAAACGTGAGCGCATAGCCGCTGGCAGCAAAGAGAAAATGCGCCAGCCAGGCGACAAGGGCGCACCAACGGCCAAGGCGTTCAAAGAATCAGCCAAGACGGCTAAAAAAGGTAAGTGATGCCACTCGTTAAATCCAAATCCCCCGAAGCCTTCCGCAAGAACGTCAAAGCTGAAGTTAAAGCTGGCAAGCCCGTCAAGCAAGCCGTGGCCATAGCCTACGCTGTCAAAAGAGCCGCACCGGCCAAGAAAAAATAATGCCTATAAACGCATTAGCGCCCGCGCCCGTAAACATGTTAGGTGTAGTGCCGCCGTATGCGGCCATTACAGACTTTGATAAATACGCAAATTTAACAAGCGACAACAAAAAATTAAAAGTTGACTACCAGCCTTTAAATTTTGATGAACTGTTAAAATCCGGCGCTTTTAGGGTGACTCATCAAGGCTTAGATAATGGATACAATCCAGACCCTAAAGCCGGTTTTTCATTAGTATCTGCGTATAACGACGCAGTTGGCCCTGGCACAAGGGGTTGGAAAGACAACACTTTTGCTTTGCCAGTGGTTAGAGAATTGATGACTCAACGGCCAGAAGATATGGGTGCACACAAATATATGCAAATTGTTCAATCAGCTAGGGACATGGGTTTGACGGACAGTCAAATCTTTGGCACAAAATGAAAGCACTGCAAGACTGTGTACTCATTGAGCGCGATGTTGAGAAGCATCCCTTGTTTGTATTGCCTCAGACTGAGAAGCTAGGCACTGGCATTGCAGTTGCGATTGGGCCAAAATGCCTAGACATCAAAGTTGGTGACCATGTATACTTCGATGTAGGGCAAGAATTTAAGCAGGACGGCAAAGAATACGTCGTCATGCGTGAGCCTCATATTTTAGGGGTTTTGGAATGAATGATCCAACCGGAATAGTCGCAGCCGCTAACGTAGCTGCTGGCGGCAAACCACCAAAGTCTGATTCAGACATTCTGACAACCGCCCGCGCTCGGTTGGACATGGCCGTCGCCGCACTGGCCGAAAGCCGCGAAGATGAGATTGACGATCTGCGCTTTTATGCCGGATCACCCGACAACCATTGGCAGTGGCCCGCTGACGTACTAGCCACCCGTGGCGCGGTGCAGGGTCAGACAATCAATGCACGCCCAACCCTGACAATTAACAAGCTGCCGCAACACGTTCGTCAAGTGACGAATGACATGCGTCAGAATCGCCCAGGCGCGCGGGTTATTCCTGTGGATGACGACGCCGACGTGGAAGTGGCTGACATTTTTAACGGCATGATTCGCCACATTGAGTACATCTCTGACGCTGACGTGGCCTACGACACAGCATGCGAGAATCAAGTGTCCTACGGCGAGGGTTACATCACCCTGATGACCGAATACTGTGACGAAAACACCTTCGATCAAGACATCAAGATTGGCCGTATTCGCAACTCTTTTAGCGTCTACATGGATCTGATCCAAGATCCAACGGGTGCGGATGCCAAGTATTGCTTCATTACCGAAGACCTAACCAAAGCAGAATACGAGCGCCAGTACCCAGATGCTGCGCCTATCTCGACCCTCCAGTCCCTTGGCGTGGGCGATCAGTCGATCAGCAACTGGCTCAATGAAGACACAGTGCGTATTGCGAGTTACTACTACATTGATTACGACAAAACCAAGCTGAATTTGTACCCTGGCAACCAGTCGGCCTTTGAAGGCACGCCTGAAGATAAGATGCTTAGAGACATGTTTGGCAAGCCTGTCAAATCACGCATGTCTGAGCGCCCACGGGTGATGTATTGCAAGATCAATGGTTACGAAATCCTTGAACAAAAAGAATGGGCTGGCAAATGGATTCCCGTGATCCGTGTTGTTGGCAACGAGTTTGAGGTTGATGGCCGTATTTACATTTCTGGCCTTGTCAGAAACGCCAAAGACGCGCAGCGCATGTACAACTACTGGGTCAGCCAAGAAGCTGAGATGCTGGCTCTGGCGCCCAAGGCTCCGTTCATTGGCTACGGTGG